ATTACGATGAAGTAGAGTATTTAATAGAAAGATTGAAACAATGACAACAACACAAGTATTAGTGGCACTAGCAACATGGGTAGTATTAATCGCAATCGTATATTCTCACAGCGGATGGGACAAGGTTAAGGAATGTTACGGCATGTGGTTTACACGTGCATACTGGACTGACTACAACATTGTAGAGTTTGTATCGTGGGTGGCCAAGGCTATCATTATTATCCCAGGCCTAGTATTTGGAATCCAGCTATGGTGGTTATATTTCTTAACCTTGGCAACTAGTCTTACACTTATCTGGGCAAGTAACAAAAAGTTTTTACCTACACTAGTTGGATTTAACACCATGTGGGTTTGGTTGAGCTTGATGGTACTAGCCCAACACTTGATTAAGTAAGGAAATTGTATGGGATTTTTAGATCGTTTTAAAAAGAAGCCAGTAGAAGAACCTAAGGCCGCACCAAAGCCTAAAAAGAAATCTGAAAAAGAGATTGCTACAGAAAAAGGTGAGCCATGGGTTAGTGTATTAAGCGTAGAGCTTGATCCAGAGAACATCGGCAACGGTGCATTTGAACTAGACTGGAACGACAAGTTTGTTACTAATCTAGTACGTGCTGGATATCAACTAAAACCCACAGACACAGATGCAGACATGGTAGATCGTTGGTTTGCTGATGTATGCAAAAATGTCATTGCAGAAAACTACGAGCAGTGGGAAGCTAATCAACCGTTTGATGCTCGCCCACGTGTAATGGATCGCAAAGACTTAGGTGACGGGCGCACTGAGGTCAGTTAATTGATTTTATATGTAAACGGTGATAGTCACTCAGCGGGTAGTGAAGCAGTAAACACTTATTCATTTGCTGAAGATGATTCGATGTACTGGGCTATGGGGCGGAAGCCTCATCCAGACAACCTGCGTGTTAGTTACGGGTGTGAACTGGCCAACATGATGTATGCTATACTAGAGTGTGATGCTGAATCCGCTAGTAGCAATGATCGCATTGTGCGTACCACATACGAACACCTAACTGGTGTGCAAGGTATGTTTAATGGTAACAAACCAGATCTTATTGTCATTGGGTGGACTACCTGGGAACGTGAAGAATGGTGGCACTACGAAACCAATCGCTATTGGCAAATCAATGGTGGCGGAGTAGGACAAGACTGGCCCGAAGAGTTTAAACAACGCTATAAAGAATTTGTTGCCAACATAGACTTTAACCAATCAATGATCCGAGCACAAGATAAGATCTGGGATTTACACAAAGATTTACAAGTAATGGGCATTAACCATGTGTTCTTTAATTGTTTTGAACAGTTAAGTAATGTACCGTGTCGTGATTGGGAAGGCAGTTACATAGAGCCGTACAATCCCGATTACACTTACTATAATTGGTTAAAGGCACGTGGGTTCGAAACTGTTCGCCCGGACTCATACCATTTTGGTCCTAAAGCGCATACTGCCTGGGCCGAATTCCTATATCAATACATAGTACAAAAAAATTTAACACAGTAACATGAATCATTGGAACATCAGTCAGATTCCTTATAGCTGGGCTCCCAAGGATACTACGCTTAACTGGTCCGGCATGGACCATCGAGATAATCTAGTTAAGAACCCACGCAGAGCCGACTGGGACAATGTAGATATTACATACACTTACAACCCGCAGGGCTTTAGGTGTGCTGATTTAAATAACTTTTTAGGCAAGCCGGTAAACATAGCACTAGGATGTAGTTTCACAGAAGGTGTCGGATTGCCTGTAGAGTGTGTATGGCCAAGTTTAATTGAACAACATACCAAATACCCTGTTTTAAATCTAGGCATTGGGGGCGGCGCTACTGATAGTGTGGCTAGAATACTGACTAATGTTGCTGGGCTGTTTGATATACAAACGGTGTATATACTTTGGCCTCCGTTACACAGACTCGAGCATTATATGTTAGTCGATGAAAACCGTAAGCTAATCACACGCAAAGTTTACAAAAATGGGCAACCGGTAGAGCCAGTGGGTGCTGTACAAAAAATTGAAACTTTATACCCAATGGATTCTAATCCAGAGCATGTATGGGCAATGACTGACGAAATGAGCACTCAACGGTTTAACCAAAATCAATTGATTGTCAACTTGCTTGCTAAAAACTTTGAGTTTACTGTGGTCCAAACTACTGTTGATAATATATCATCTACACTACGGGCAAAAGACTTTGGTCAACTCGATTTTGCTCGAGACGGAGTGCATTGGGGTACCGAAACCCAAAAAGGTATAACCAAATTAATGCTTGACAGCTAATGAATAATATGCTATTATAACTACATGAGATATCTACTTGTTGACACCGCTAATACATTCTTCCGTGCTAGACACGCCGCCCACCGTCAAGCTGACACATGGGACAGACTAGGCTTTGCTATTCATGTTACCTTAGGTAGCGTTAGTAAAGCGTTCCGCGATCAAAAAGCCGACCACGTTATTTTCTGCTTAGAAGGTCGTAGCTGGCGCAAGGACTTTTATACACCGTATAAAGCCAATCGTGCTGTTGCCCGTGCTGCACTTACAGAATCAGAACAAGAAGAAGATAAGTTGTTTTGGGAATCGTTTGATAACCTAAAAGACTTTCTCGGTAATAAAACAAACTGCACAGTACTGCAACACGGCGAACTAGAAGCTGATGATTTGATTGCTGGATTTATACAAGCTCACCCAGATGATCATCACACTATTGTATCAAGCGATACAGACTTCCATCAGCTGCTAGCAGACAATGTAAATCAATATAACGGGATTAGTGATGAGCTCCATACTATCAAAGGTATTTTCGACAAAAAGGGTAAGGCAGTCATCGATAAAAAAACTAAGGAACCAAAAGTCATTCCGGATCCTAAGTGGATTCTTTTCGAAAAATGCATGCGGGGCGACCCTACCGACAACGTATTTTCGGCTTACCCGGGTGTACGAAAAAAAGGAAGTAAAAATAAAGTTGGTCTTGAAGAGGCCTTTGCCGACAAAGATTCGAAAGGCTTTGCGTGGAATAACCTGATGCTACAGCGTTGGACAGACCATAATGAACTTGAACACAAGGTCTTAGATGACTACAATCGTAATGTAACCTTAGTAGACTTATCTGCACAGCCCGAAGATATTAAAGGTAAGATTGTAGAAACTATTACTGTCAATGCTGTTCCACTTAATCGCCCTATGGTAGGCGCACAGTTTTTAAAGTTTTGTGGCAAATATGACCTAGTCAAAATGGCAGATATGGCAGATAGCTATGTACGCTTCTTAGAAGCAAGTTACCCAGAAAAGGAATAATATGTTAGACAATTTTAAACAGTGGTACCTACGTAATTACACAGAAATCACTTGGTTCGTTATTGGCTTTTTAGTTATGGCCGGACTCACTGATCTCAGTACAGGTGACTATACTGGTGCTGTTATTAGTTTTGGCTTAGCCTACGTTAATTATTTGTTTGTTAAAAAATGACATTAAGCGGATTACTCCTGTCAGTTGCATTTCTTATAGCCGTGCTTGTACTAGGTATGTCAGGCACGACCATGCACGGAGTAAAGCGTTACGATTGTAGTATAGCAGAAATTAGCCTAGACTATCCTGCAGAAGTTAAAGATGCTTGCCGTAGAATACGTGCAGAAAAGACCAAAGAATGACCACAGTTATAATCCTACTTGCCCTGTTTGGCCTTAAGCATTTTATTGCAGACTTTGTACTACAGTTTGACTTTATGCTTCGGGACAAAGGTACGTATGGTGGCGACGGTGGCCGTGATCATGCTGCTGTACACGGCATACTAACATTCCTTGTCCTGGTATTCTTTATCAACATGTATAGTGCTATGTTGTTGGCCATGCTAGATGCATTTATACATTACCATATTGATTGGGCAAAAACAAATTTAAGTCGTGGGCTAACTCCTGCGGATAGAAAGTTCTGGATTTGGTTAGGAGCCGACCAGGGCCTGCATTACTTGACGTACATTTTAATTATAGGAATCGTTGTATTATGACCGAACTAATTGCTAAACCCGTAGTAAAAAACAAGATGTGGATCGTTGAAGAAGGCGGCATAAAGGTTGGTAACATCATGGCAGTCGACGAAGGCGGAGTTGTATATGTTCACCACAATCAACGTGAACAGTTTCCTAGTATTAAATTACTAAGCAAACAATACAATATTGAATTTGCCAAAGCAGAAAAGCCTAAACGAGTTAAACAAGACGTTTACGATGTGTACGGTTTCCCAACAAACTCTGCGCCTAATAACGAAGTATTAGATGTGCAACGCTACTTGCCAATATATACTAAAGGTAGCAAATCAAAGAGCTTCTTTTGTGCTGGCTACTATATTATTAAGTTTAGTTCAACTTGGGTACGTGCTTACTGTCCTAAGTTAATTACACTCAATCGCTATGAGTATCAGGGCCCATTTAAGACGCAAGAGCGCATGGTCGAAGCAATGAAGGAAGCCAACGGTCAATGAACTGGGTTGACCTAGTACAACAACACTGGCCCGGCATTAGTGCCGAAGATGCCAATGATGTGCTATGGAACGCTACTTGTTTCCCAATGGGCGATGCGGCTATGATAGAAGAACAGGTCAAGCAAGCCTACATCAAAGGCAAGGGTAATGTCAGCGAAGCTATTGCCATAGTAGAAGATGAGATGTTTGAAGAATTTAAACGACACAAAGTTATGGAAGTATTAAAAAATGGATAATAATTTGCCCATTCATATTAAAAAGTACAATGATAAAGTACGAGCTATGAATCAAAGCAACGGTAAGGTTCTTACACTAAATGCTGAAGAAGCTCGTAGTTTACATGCTGAAATCTACGATTTGATGGCCACAATAGCCAGTTTAAGCACAAAACCTGCCACAGCAGACATAGTTAGCGTGAGCATGGACGGAGGTGGTTTTAAATAAACTACCCATATTATAGAGATAAATAAAAAGTATATCAAGGATAGATGAAATGTCAAGACCTAAACCAACTGTGTTGTTGGACCATGTAAACAAGACTACTTATAAATCTGAGCAAGTATTAAGCTCCGAGGGCATCTGGGCGGTTTACTACGACAATCAACCTATCAATCTAAAAACTTCAAACGTATTAATTTCATACCCTGGTCCCAAGTACCGTAAAAATTCATTCAGTAACCCGGGCCATGCAATTAACCTTTGCAAGAAACTCAATACCTTATTCAAGACCGACAAGTTTACTGTAGTCTTGCTCAAGCAAGGTGACAAAGTCTTCCCTTAAGCGTTACAATCAACGCCAGCTTACTAAAATTTTTGTAGAGCAAGCTGGCATTCCTATAGCTATGACTACCGACATGCAACGACGTTGGTGGAAGAATCCCACAGATAATACTAGTTTAAGATTAAGTCTAGCTGGCTTACAATTCGTCAAGGCGCAACTTAAACTTACCAGCTACGACTTTGCACTACCTGCAGAACTTACTAATCAAAATTTATTACAATTAGAACGACAATTTAATAGCATGTATTACTTGCTCAAACGTGAAAAGATTATTGTATTTGAGGAAGATCACGCTATGATGCTTACACTTCATAGCAACGACCTAGTGTCTTATTTAAACAACATCGAATCACAAGGTTAGCGCACACTAACTTTAAGAGGTTGACATACTCAGTAGATTCATCTATACTGTTTATTAGTAGTACATTTATAACCAATCCCGCATTGTGTCGGGTAACGAAGGAAAACTAAAATGGCAAAGCGTCTAACACGCAAACTCACTGACGTGGCTCAAGAAGTTGAACGTCAACTCAAAGCTCACTATAACGTAACTGATAAAGAACTTACCGCTTGGCGAGTTGCAGCAAGAATCAGTCACTCATTCCCTAAAAGCACTATGGTACCCATTGCCGATCTTTGGATCGACTATGAAGTTCAACGTGACGTGCTACATAAACATATTATCAACATCATGAAGAAATGGGACAGCCGTATTTGTAGTCCTGTGTCAGCATGCCAACTCGTTGACAGCGATCGTATTGACACTTACGACGGACAGCATCGTACTATCTCGGCCGCTATTCTTGGATTTGAACAAGTGCCTTGTGCTGTAGTTGTTACAGATGACAAGAACTTTGCTAGTTATGCGTTCGAAATGCTCAACGACACTGGTGTCAAACGTCTTACACCAGGCGACTTGCATCGCAATGCTTTAGTACGCTACAAAAATGGTAGCCGTGATATTAAGGTAGTACATGCTCGCACAATGCAAGATCAGTTTGATGCACTAGGCATCGACTTGCAAGACAAAGGTTCACGTGCCAGCGATAACTTACGTGGCGATAACGATTACTTTTTTAGTCACTTTAAGTATGCACAAAAGGGCATAGAGATTGATGAGTCGGGTCGTGTACTGCACAATATCTTGTCAGCTATTAAAGAAACATTCCCAATTGGTGAAGAAATTGATCAAGGTGTTTACATTGGATTACACGAGTTGCAACGTCTAGCCGGCACTAACC